TGTATCCAGATAGTGCGCCATTAGCAGCTAATGCTAGTTTGGATATTGCTCTCGCTGCTCCTGCTGGTGTATTCCCACACATAACTATTGATGCTATGTGTTTAGGTGACGCTGAACTTTATATCTATGAAGGAGCCAGCGCAACTGGTGGCACTTCATTTACTCCAATAAATAGAAATAGAAACTATGCGGTAAGTAATACCAGCCAGATAGCAATGATCATTTCACCTACTGTTACGGCATTAGGTAACGAACTTGACGCACAGATTATTGCTGGCGGTGCAGGTAAAAAATCTGGTGGTGGTGTAGCTGGATCTTTAGAGTATGTATTAAAACCATTGACTACATACTTGTTTAGGCTAACAAATGTAAACGGAACTTCTCATGCTGCTCACTTAGCATTGGAGTGGTACGAATGAAGAAAGAGCATAAGAATCCAAAGGGTGGATTAACTGAGGCTGGACGTAAATATTTTAAGCGTACAGAAGGAAGTAATTTAAAAGCTCCAGTTAAGGAAGGTACTAACCCTAGACGAGTATCTTTTGCTGCGAGATTTGGTGGTATGGCTGGGCCACTTGTGGATGAGAATGGTAAGCCAACAAGATTGAAATTAGCATTAAAAGCGTGGGGATTTGGAAGCAAAGAGGCTGCAAGAAACTTTGCTAATAAACACAAAAAGGATTGATATGGCTACCAAAGGTATAGCAAAGCTATCTCCAGAAGAGATACTTAAACGACACGACATAGCATTAAGACGCAAGGATGACTTTCGTGCATTGTATGAGGATGCATACGAGTTCGCTCTTCCACAGCGCAATCTCTATGATGGATACTGGGAAGGCAAAGTAGGTGGACAGAAAAAGATGGTGCGAGTATTTGACTCTACCGCTATTAACTCTGTGCAGCGCTTTGCTAACCGTATGCAGTCTGGCATATTCCCACCACAGCGCAAGTGGTGCAAGCTTGAAGCTGGTACGGATATACCAGAAGACCGTAAGATGGAAGCACAAATGGCGCTAGATATTTATCTAGACAAGATGTTTGCTGTAATCAAGCAATCAAACTTTGATATAGCTATCGGTGAGTTCTTGCTGGATCTGTCAGTTGGTACAGCGGTAATGATGGTGCAGTCTGGTGACGATGTTAATCCTATTAACTTTGTACCAGTGCCACAGTATCTAGTTGCAATTGAAGAGGGTGCAAATGGTGCAGTCGATAACGTATACAGACGTATGCGTATTAAGGCTGAAGCAATTCAGCGTCAATGGTCTGATGCAGAAATTACTGGCACGTTAGCTAGACTAGTAGAAGAAAAACCTACCGAGGAAGTAGAGCTAGTTGAGGCAACTATATTTGATCAAAAGCGTGGTGACTACACTTACTGCGTTATTCATAGAGAGTCGAAAACTGAAATTGTAAGTCGCAGAATTAAAGTTTCACCTTGGGTTGTATCACGTTACATGAAAGTAGCTGGTGAGATCTATGGTCGTGGCCCCGTTATCACAGCGCTACCTGATATTAAAACTTTAAACAAAACAAAAGAACTGTTATTAAAAAATGCTGCACTTGCTATTTCTGGTGTTTACACTGCTGCTGATGATGGTGTTATAAATCCTGCCACAATTCGTATCGTTGCTGGTGCAATTATTCCAGTAGCTCGTAACGGTGGCCCACAGGGCGAATCATTAAAAGCATTACCAAGATCTGGTGACTTTAATGTGTCGCAATTGGTCATCAATGACCTGCAACAAAACATCAAACGCATATTGCTTGATGAGTCTCTGCCACCAGATAACATGAGCGCACGATCTGCTACTGAGGTAGTAGAGCGTATGAAAGAATTGTCTCAGAATCTTGGATCTGCATTTGGTCGTTTGATTAATGAGACGATGATCCCATTAGTAGAAAAGATTTTGCAGGTAATGGATGATCGTGGATTGATTGATATGCCACTGCGAGTTAATGGATTAGAAGTTCGTGTGATGCCTACTTCACCATTAGCTATGTCGCAGAATATGGAAGAGATCCAAAATATTATGCAGTATGCACAGATCACTGCAAGCTTTGGACAAGAGGCGCAGTTTGCTTTGAAAAAAGGTGAAGCAATGGACATGATTGCTGAGAAGCTTGGTGTACCTGCTAAGTTGCGTTACTCACCAGAAGAACGTGCAATGGAGATGCAGAAGGCAGCACAAATGGCGCAGCAGTTTGCAGCTGCTAATCCAGAGGCTGCTGCTCAAGCAGTAGGTAAAGCTGTTCAAGGTGGAGGTATGGCTTAATGGCTGGGTGGGATGATTTTGATGAACTACCTACAGATATTCGTGTTGCGACACAAATGTCTGATGATCTGGATATGTTGTGTGCCAAGGTTATGACTACCGAGGACGGACAAAAGTTAATGAGGTGGCTACGGTCTACCTTGTTAGAGCAGCCTGTTGCCACACCAGACTGCGACTCTTCATATGCTTATTATCGTGAAGGGCAAAATAGTGTGGTGCGTGATATAGAGATGCGAATCAAACGATCTCTGAAACCAAAGGAAAACGATGGACGACAACAACCAACCCAGCAGTGATGCTGGCCTATTGGATGGTGCAACCGCAACTGACGATACACAAAGCCAAGCTAATCCAGTAGCCACAGCAGTAGAACATAAAGCAGCGACACCAGAGGAGGATGATAGTCCTTTAGAACGTCCAGACTGGTGGCCTGAAAACTTCTGGAAGAAAGACGAGTCCGAGCCAGACTTGGAGGCAATAGCAAAAAGCTGGGGCGATCTCAGAAAGCAGATCAGCCAAGGCAAACACAAACCACCAGCCGATGGTAAGTATGATACCAGTGCATTCGGTTCAATTCCTGAAGACGATCCTGTAAGAAATACGGTAATGGGCTGGGCGCAAGAATTCGGCATCAGCCAGCTGGCTTTGGATAAGCTGGTAGGGCAGGTAGTTGAGATGGGTGGCGCTCAACAGCAGCAAGCTACATTTAATCGTGAGGCTGAACTCAAGGCACTTGGGCCAAATGCAAACGCTATGATCAAGTCTATGACCGATTGGGGTAGAGGAATGGTCAATAAAGGCATATGGGGTGCTGATGATTTTGAGGAATTTAAGATCATGGCTGGCACAGCCAAAGGAATTAAAGCACTTTCTAAGTTGCGTGAGACTTATGAAGGCACTAAGATTCCTACCAACTCAGTGCCAGTCGATGGCGCGCCAAGTAAAGAAGAGTTGTACGGTATGGTCAATGATCCAAAGTACAAAACGGATCCAGCCTACAGGCAGAAAGTAGAACGGATGTTTGCGCAGACGTTCGGTTAGAGTCTCCCTCCTCTGTCTTGGAGTTTGCCCAGCCAAGTGCTGGGCTTTTTTTTGTTTTGCGTTTTTTAAAAAATAGTGTAAAACAGCATCAAGGCATATCAGGCTGATATCAGGCTGACCCTTACCACTGCGGATGCAGACGTTTAGGCTAACGTAAAAGGCAAGCTAAGACCTCAGCAATGAGCATATCGTGGCGCAAAACAATCTTATCAAACTACTAAGGAGTACAACATGAGCGTATCTTTATCAAACGCTTTTGTCACCCTGTTTGATGCAGAAGTCAAACAAGCATATCAAGCGAAAGCAATGCTTGTGGGCGCTGTGCGTCAACGTAGAGGTGTCGAAGGCTCAACCGTAAAATTTCCTAAAGTCGGCAAGGGTGTAGCAACTGCTCGTATTACCCAGTCTGACGTAACACCAATGAACGTAGGTTTCAGCTCAGTAACTTGCACACTGCAAGACTGGAATGCAGCTGAGTATTCAGACATTTTCTCGCAGCAAAAAGTAAACTTTGACGAGCGTCAAGAACTCGTACAAGTTGTGGCTTCTGCTATGGGTCGTAGACAAGACCAATTAGTATTGGATGCATTAGCTTCCTCTGGTACTTCATTGACTGTTGCTAACAGTGTTGGCGGTACTACCACCAATATGAATTTAGCTAAACTGCGTGAAGCAAAGCGTTTACTGGATAAGAATAACGTACCATCAGAAGGTCGTAATATCATCATCCATGCAAATGGCTTGGCTAACCTGTTGTCTGAGACAGCTGTAACTTCCTCTGACTTTAATAGCATCAAGGCTCTCGTACAAGGCGAGATCAACACATACTTGGGTTTCCAATTCCACGTATTAGGTGATCGCTCTGAGGGTGGCTTGGCTATCGATGGTTCGTTGGATCGTGTATGTTTCGCATTCCACAAAGATGCAATCGGCTACGCTGAAGGTATTGGTATGCGTTCCGAGATCAACTATATTCCTGAGAAAACCAGCTGGTTGGTTAACGAAGTTTTCAGCGCTGGCGCTGTAACCATTGATGCGGAAGGTATTGTTGCAATTACCTGCCGTGAATCCTAATAGGGGGCTAACATGGCATTTAGTGCAGATGGCTTTGTAACAATATCAGCTACCAAAGCTGGTAACGCACCGTCAATTTATTCGTATAAAACAGCAGATACACAGGCAACTGTGAATACAGCTGGCTACTTCAATAGCATTTCAACGCTATTAAAAGTTGGCGATATTCTGTTTATATACGACACCACAACTCCTAGCTTGGTATTGACTTACGTCAACCAAGTTACGACAGCCGGTGTTGTTGACATTGCAGACGGTACAACTGTAAGCGCAACTGATACTGACTAATCTAGTCAGCGTCAAACACAGGGCTGCTCTTGTTTTACAAGGGTAGCCCTTTATCACATTAAGGATCTGGACATGGCTGCTGGCGATACCAGTCTATCGATTTGCTCTGATGCATTGATCATGTTGGGCGCTCGTCCAATATCGTCATTTAATGACGGTACTGATGAGGCTAATGTAGCGGATCGACTTTACTCTGACATCAAAGATCAGATTCTGATGACCTATCCTTGGTCATTCAGTTTTAAAAAGGAGCAACTAGCACAGCTGGTTACAACTCCGACAAATGAATATAGATACGAATATGCTTTGGCTGGTGATCGTTTAGGATCTCCTCGTAAGATATTTAACTCTGGTAGTGTTGGCGCTTATCCAATCCAAAACTATAAGATTATGGGTGATAAGGTACTAACAAACGAGCCAACTATCTATGCTGAATATCAGTATTCAACTCCAGAATATGCTATGCCAGCATACTTTGTGCAGCTGCTGAAATATGTAATGGCTTGGCACTTTGCTTTACCAGTCACAGATCAAGTAGATAAGGCTCAATACTGGCAAAGTGTAGCTGTAGGCTCACCAGCTGAAAATGGTCGTGGTGGTTATATGCGTACATCGATCAATATTGATGGACAGAATAATCCTGTGCAGTCTATTGAAGACTACTCATTGATAGCGGTTAGATACTAATGACTCGTTTCGTATCACTCCAGACAAACTTCTCTTCAGGAGAGATGGATCCACTATTGCTGGCTCGTGTGGATCTTGCTGCCTATCAGAATGCTTTGTCTGAGGCTACTAACGTAGTGATCCAGCCACAAGGTGGATTGAGACGTAGAGCAGGTTTAAGGTACTTATCAGCATTACCTAATAGCGGATCAGAGTCTGCTGCTAATGGTGTTAGATGCATTGCGTTTGAGTTCTCAACTTCAGATAGTTATATGCTTGTTTTCACACATAACAGAATGTATGTGTATCGAAACAAGGTATTAATTACGAACATCAACGGAACTGGCAACAGCTATCTCAGTACATCAGCTGTAGGTTTAACTGGAGCAAGGCTGGCTAGAATTTGCTGGACTCAATCAGCTGATACTTTGATTGTAGTTCATCCATCTATAGCGCCAATTAAGATTGTGCGTGGAGCCACTAATGCTGACTGGACTGCATCAGCAATATCATTTGACTCTGTACCTAAGTATGCATTTACTCTTAGCGTAACTAATCCAGCTGCTACTCTGACACCATCAGCCGTATCTGGAAAGATCACATTAACTGCTAGTGCATCAGTATTTACAGCTGGCAGTGTTGGTCAATACGTTAATGCTAGTCCACAAGGTAGAGCCAAGATTGTTGCCTACACATCAGGCACAGTGGTGAGCGCTATTACAGAGTTCCCATTCTTTAACTCGTCAGCTATTGCATCAGGTAGTTGGGATTATGAATCTGGTTATGAGGCTGTATGGTCAAGCACAAAAGGCTATCCGGCTACGGTTACATTTCATGAAGGTAGACTTTATTTTGGTGGTAGTGAATCTAGGCCATCCACTATTTGGGGCAGCAAGGTAGGTATATTCTTTGACTTTGAAGCTACCGAAGGATTAGATGATGATGCGGTAGAAGCTACGCTAGACACTAATACATATAACTCAATTACAGACATGATCTCAGGACGAGATCTGCAAGTATTCACAACTGGTGGTGAGTTCTATGTACCGCAAAATGGATTAGATCCAATTACACCGACTAACTTTTTCGTAAAGACAATTAGTCGTAATGGTAGCAAGGAAGGCATTCGAGTACAGCAGCTAGAGTCTGGAACTTTGTTTATTCAGCGCCAAGGTAAGTCATTAAATGAAATGGCTTTCTCTGATACGCAGCTGACATACCTAACAAATAAGATCTCTTTGCTGGCTGGTCATTTACTAAAGAATCCTACTAGACTAGGTTTGCGTAGAACTGTAGCTACAGACGAAAATGATTTGCTATTAATTGTAAATAGCACAGCCGGAACAATGGCTGTATTCTCATTGCTGCGTCAACAGAATGTTATAGCTCCATCAGAGTTTGTTACTGATGGCGAATTTATAGATGTTGGTGTTGACATAACTACAATTTACACAGTTGTTAAGCGTACTATTAATGGATCTACTCAATACTATGTAGAGTATTTTGATGACGATACTTATACAGATTGTGCTGTAAAAGGTGGAGTAGCATCAAGCGTATCTGCATCACACTTGATTGCTGAGACGGTTAATGTAAAGCTAGATGGCACTATCCAGCCTGATCAGGTAGTACCTGCTGGTGGTACTGTAACATTTCCTCGTGCATCCACTTCATCATATGAAGTTGGTTTGCCTTATACAGTTACTGTAGCTACACAGCCAATTGAATTAAGGCTGGCATCAGGTACTCGTATTGGATTTAAAAAACGTATTGTAGAAGTGAATGCTGTATTAAAAGATACGCAGCATTTAAAGATTAATAATATCGAAGTGCCAATTAGAAGCTTTGATATATCTGGAATATTAGATACCGACATTCCAGACTTCACTGGTATTAAAGTATTGCATGGGATCTTGGGATATTCTCAGGATGCAAAGATTACCGTATCTCAGAATCTCCCATTAAAAATGACGCTACTTGGTATTGAGTACAAAGTAGCTGTACATCAGGGGACTTAACATGGCACAAATTGCACTTATTGCACTTGCTGGATTATCCGCAGCTAACGCTATATCTGCTGGCAATGCTCGTGGTAGACAGTTACATTTACAGGCAGAGCAAGCTAGTCTTGAGGGTAAGCAACGTGCATTGCAGTATGAGCAGCAAGCTAATATGACTTTGCAGAAATTAAATGAAACAAATGCAGCCGCTAGAGCTAGAGGATCTGCTGGTGGTATTCAGTCATTCCAAGGATCTGCTGCATTAATTCAAGATGTAAATACTCGTAGAGCAGGTAAAGAATTTGATATCTCTTTATCTGGTGCTGCTGGAGCTGAAAGAATGGGTGAGGCTCAAAAATCTATGTATGCATCAGCTGCTAACCAAGCCGAAAAGCAAGGATACTTTCAGGCTGCTATGTCATTAGCTTCTGCTGGATTCCAGTATAGTCAACTAGGATCTGCTCCAGCTGCTGGTGGTGGCACTGTGCCAGTCGTTGAGGCTGGAAGTTATTCTCCAAGATTAATGCAAAAAACTGCGACTATGTAAACACTATGCCATTACCAACATACCAACAATCTGGAATCATGTCGCAGCCTACACAAAGGCTGGACTTTGCCGACTTGCGTGAAAGCGAAAGATCATCGCAAATGATTGGTCAACAACTTGATCGGCTAAGTGATTTCGCATTTAAGACTGCTGCTAAACAGGCTATCAGAGAAGGTGAACAGTGGGCATATAACAACCCAATCTCTGATGAGCAGATCATGGCTGCAAAACAGGGATCCTATGACATTGCTTTAAAAGCTCCAGCTGCTGGCACATACTTTGGTGATTCAGCTAGAAAGATACAAGCTGGTCAACTTAGATCTACTCTTGAGCTTGCCGCTAGAAGTGAGATTGCTACCGTATACAAACAAGTTGAAGCTGGTCAGATTACAAATATTAGACAGCTGGATGAACAGTTTTACGGCATTGCAAAAGGTAACGGTGATGTAATTGCAAGGATAGATCCAGAGCAAGCTAATGCTTTTAGAGCATCAGTAGCTACTGCTTCAAACGTAGTGTATCAGGCTGCGGCTAAAAGAATTGGTGAACTTAATGCAAAGATTATTGAGGAAAACGTCAATAGATCTTTAAGTGATTTTGACTCTGTAGTTAGAGCAAGTATTGACGCTGAACCAGATCCGCAAAAACTAAATGGAATGGTATTAAGTGAGCGCAATAAAAGATTAGACATGATCATGCAGACAAATGATCCTATTGCGTTTGCAAATGCTCAAAAGAATTTAGATACAAGAACTGAAAAAGCTTATGTTGATAGGCTTTCAAATTACTTTTCTTCTGATGAGTTCGGACAGTCTACTCCTGAAAATAGTTTGGCATCAAGACTACAAGCTATTCAAGAAGGTAACACAGGTAAATATCAGGCTTTGTGGAATACGCTTTCTACGGAAACACGAGATAAAGTTGTGGATCAATTTTACAACTCGGAAAGCAAAAAAGAAAAGTTTAAACAGGATGATTTTTCTCGTAAGGAAAAGTTAAATAAAGAAGAGGCAATGCTTGCAAGAGATGATTTCTACACTGGAAAAATAACTGGTGATGATCTTGTAAATATATTACTCAGCACTGGTCAAGCAAGCAGTGCAGAAATAAAAGCCATTAGAAATGGTCAGGATAAATCTCCTGCTAATTTTGAATTTATGTTTAGCTTAGAGCAGCAAATTGCATTAAATAAAATTGGCGAAAATGAATTAAGGCAATTTGCAAAAGACGGAAAAATTAGTTGGGAGGAGGCTCATACTCTTGGCAAGCAAATACGGTCACAAGACAAAGATTTGTCTATGGCTAAAAATATTATTGACAATGGTCTTGGTATATCTGATCCATTCCAAGCTGGTATGGATGATGCCAAGAGAAAGTCTGCTTCATTAAAGAATCAAATTACATTTGAGTATTTAGAGGCTCGTAAAAAAGGCGAGCCATTTGATGTGACTACACGAGCGCAACAATTAGTTAGCGCTGGTCAGTCTGATCAAAAATTAAAAAACATTGATGAAGAATATAAAGCATTAAAAAAGACATTTGGCAAAATGAAAAATGGAGTACCTCCTCCTGAGAAAGGAAAATTCTTTTCAGAGGAAGAAATAAAAAGAAAAAATCCAGACTATAAATTTTCAAAAGATGACATGGAAAAGTTAATGACAGCCCAAGAGAGAATGAAAGAGGCTATGAAATGAACTTGGAAGAAAAGTTTTTAAACTCTGCTGCGGCTGCATTACCTACTGGTGAGTTAGATGAGGGTGATCCTAACTTTCGTGGTCCAGTTCCACCAGCTGCACAGTTAGAAGCTCCAACTGGTGAGATTGTTTTGACTCCTGATTCACCAGAGGCTGCTGCTAGGATTGCTGCTGGACGAAGCACACCAGCTAGTATTGTTGGTCAGGAAGTACCTGCTGCTAAACCTGCTCCAGCAACTGGCGCCATGCCAACTGCTAGTCGTGTATTTCCAGAAGACACAGCATCAATCCAAAGTATACCTAGAAATGATTTGCAGGAATTCATGGGTAACATTGGATCTGCAATACAGTCTGGTGCAGAGTATCTAGATTTTGCTGTAATTGGTTTGCCTGATGTTGGTACTCTTACTTTGAAGGATCTCACTGTAGGTGATCTTGGTAAGGTAATGGAGGCTATGAGTTATGGCTTTACTCCTACTACTGGCGAAGGTCAGACTCTACGTCCGACACCAGAGGCGCTAGATCTGCTGAATGCTATACCTGCATTCCAAGCTGCTAACAAAGCAATTAAGTATGGCGCTAAAGGATTAAAAGCTGGCGCTGAAGCATTGGCTCCGGCTGCCGCTGATGTAATCGAATCTGGTTTGCGTAAAACTGGAATGATTGCAGACATAGTTCCATTTACAGCTAAAGGAAAATTGTCTGATATTACAAACACCATAACTGAATTAAGCACTGCTGGTGTTGAGCCCAAGTCAATACTTGATGCTGAGAAAGCATTATCAAATGGTGATAGAGTATTTGCATTTGCTGAAATGGATGAGATGCCAATGCTTATAAGAAATGTTGGTGATCTAAAAGCATACACTCCAGATCAGTTACTGGTATTGCCAGCTAAACAGCAAACGCAAACAGCTGCTCAAGTAGCAACAGTTGCTACAGATAAAGTAGGTAAGGTTAAAAAAGGTAAAGCAACTGAAATAAATATGGCTATCTATGATGAGCCTATACCAGTGCAGCCTAGCATTAAAACATTATCAGGATCATTTGATAATGCGCTGTCTTCATATTTTGCGTTATCTCCAGCAGAGCAAGCAGTAAAGTCAAGACAAGCTAATGCCGCATTAGCAAAATGGCTTGGTCTTGATAAAGATGGAAAAACAAAATCTTTATTTGGTAAAAATGAAAAGTTAAAGAAAACTGAAACTGGAGTTAATGGGGAAGAAGCTATTACTTTACCTGATGGTAGAGGAGTTGAAAACTCTGGATTGTCTTTGTCTCCTGCATTTAAAGAAGGAAAATTTACTACCTGTCCTAATTCGGCATCATGCGTTAAAGAATGTCTAGGTAAAACATCTGGAGGATATTTCCAATATGGTGGCGGCAAAGATTTAGAAAAAATGATTGGGCCACGTTTTGAAACTTTTAGACGTACACAGGCATTTATGCGTGATCCAGAAAACTTTGCTATTAAGTTGCATAATGAAATAAGTGCAATGAAATTTATTGCTGCACAAAATGGAAACCATCTTGCTATACGTTTAAATATGTTGTCTGATATAAATCCTAGAGTGCATGAGCAATTAATTAAAGCTCATCCAGATGTGACTTTCTATGACTACACTAAAAACAATACTAATCCTATAGCGCCTAATCATCACTATACATACTCATCAACAGGTGTCAGCCAGAATGTTAATGGTACTGAAGTTGTTAATGCGAATCAAAACTGGAAACAAATGAGACGCAGATTGGATGAAGGTAAAAATGTTTCCATGGTATTTAGCCATAAGAAAGTATTGCCTCAAACTGTATTTGACGAAGAAACTGGAAAAACATATAAAGTCATTAATGGTGATTCACATGACTTTAGACCAATGGATGCGGTTCCAGTTGGTATGGATGGTGTAATTGTTGGATTAAAAAACAAAGCAATAACAAGACCTCAACAAACTGCTTCAGTTGAATCAGAAGGGTTTTTTGTAAATTACGATCCGCAAATACCAAAAGCAAAAGGAAAGCTTGCTAAAGATGAATCAGGTAATTTAATGATTCAAAATACACAGGTAAAAATAGCCAAGCAAGGCACTGGTCAGATTACAATGACGAATGATTACACTCCAGTTAAGGAGGCAAAATGAAAACAAATGTAACTCTTAATGAAGAAGATTTTCTACAACAATTTCCTAATTTGGATAAGTTTGTAGAAAATGAAACAGCATTGCCAGAATGGTATGAGTTGAATGGTGGTCAGCCTATTCCAGTCGGAAAGCCTTTGAACTTAGCAGATTTGCAAATGAAGGAATGATATGGCAATCGAATCACTCAGCCAGCGCCTAGACCAGCTAACTCCTGAGAATCTACAGGTACAGCAGACGCTACCTAATATTGAGCCTCCACCAGTTGATATGGAGGCTGATGCTATTCTCCCAGCTGAAGAACAGCAGCCAGATCAGTTTGAGCCAGAGGCTGGACTATTTACGCAGCTAGTTAAAAAGATCAAGAAAGTTCCAGCTGGAGCAGAGCGCAAGATCCTGCAAAAGGATATCCAGTCTGGCAAGGTTGGTGCATACACAGTAATTAAAGAGGATGCTCCAGTTAATGAGATCCTGAACAAAGCTACCACTACCACAGCATCAGGCAAGCCATCTCCTACCCAAGCGCAGATAGATGCTGGTGTACAAAAAACGGTATTTAATCTGGATCAGATTAAGGACGTAGATGGTGTGCGTCAATTCATTGAGGCTACCGCATTAGAGTATGGTGCTGATAAGCTACCTAAGATCTCTTATAAGGAAGTGGCTGAGAAGGCTGCATTAGATGGATATGATGAGCGATTCTTGGCTCGCATACTTGATCCTAAAGTACAGACCACTGCTAGTCCAGAGGAAGCATACAAGATGTTGCTGGCTATTACTGATGCTGGCAAACGTGCGTTTGATCTTGGTCAGCAGGTAAAGGCTGCGGCTGCATCAGGCAATCTTACGGCTGATCTTGCTACTCAATTCCATCAGGCTGTGGCTCTTGAGGGTGTGCTGCTAAAGGCATCTAAAGGTAGACAGGCTGACATTGCTAGGACGCTGGGTATATTTTCACAGGCTCGTACATCAACCGCAGCCAGAGGCGCACAGCTAGAAACAATCCTTAATGAAGCTGGTGGTATTAGAAATTCATTTGAGCTGGCTAATAGCTATACTGCATTAGATAGTCGTGCTGATCGTGCTGCTTTATCTGAGAAGACTATTTCAGGCACAGTGCGTGATATGTGGTATTCGACATGGATTAACGGTCTATTGTCTTCTCCAGTTACCCATGCAAAGAACATAGTAGGTAATGCTGCATTTGGTGCGTATCAACTTCCAGAAAGAGTTATAGCGTCAGGTATTGGTAAGGTTAGAAATTTTGTTTTTAGAGGTGGCGAGGAAGCTATCCAGCTAAATGAAATTTATGCACAAGCTATGGGTATGCTACAAGGTATGCGTGAAGGTGGACACATATCTGTTACTGCATTTAAAAAGAATGAGCCTACCGATGCACTAGCTAAGATTGAAAACTTTAGGAATGGTAGAGACACGTTTGACGTTTCATTCGGTGACTCTACTACTGCAAAAGCGCTTAATGGAGCGATGAAGTTTTGGGGTGGTTTTGTAACTATTCCTAGTCGAACATTAATGGCAGAGGACGAATTCTTTAAAGCTGTCGGATACCGCATGGAATTGAATGCGCTAGTAACTAGAGAGTC